AAGAGTGTACATGTCATTGCCATCCACAAAATCAATTATGTTCTAGTGATTGTGGAAACTCAAGGTTTTACCATCACTCATCATTGATGAGGAAGAAGATGAAAAGGAATAATTACGACCCATATGGTATAATAAAACTATGAAGAAGACTAAAATGATAAGTCTGATGAAACATCAGAAAGATCGAATGGACAACTTAATGCCTCAGGTAGAACGCGTACAGTTAATTAATGTTTTGAAATCCGCCGGAGCAACACATCTAGAATGTTCAACGGTGATAGGACACCCTAACTTTGTTTCTCACACCAGAGCATGGGCTGATGATATTCACAATGCAGGATTACAAACAACTTTCCGTTGTGCACATCAGAATATGGAAGGCCTTTATGGGGCAACTAAATTTGTCGGTCCTCTGCGGAAGCAGCAACAGTTTTGGATTGATGAAGCCGTTAATGCTTTTACGAGTATTAAGGATTCGATTAAAGCTGGAGACGAGGAGGCGATTTATCCTGAACGAACAGAATCAATTTTCCAAGACGCAACATCATTTCTTGATATTTCAGGACTCCCTTTAAGCTATGCTCAATTCTTCATTTCTTTGCATAACGCTTTAAAGATATTTCCTTTTACCGTTGGTTTATCTGCAAATAACGCATCAGAATTATTAACACGATGGATGCCAAAGGAATTATCTGATTATGCCGGAGTAGTCTCGATTGACCATTACAAGGACAGCGATCCCGTAGCATATGAAAAAGATATACGAACGATTTATGCAAACTATGGTAAACCTGTCTATGTACAAGAGGGTTCTCCTGATCGATTTACTAAACCAACTAGAGCGCAAGCAGATACATATTACGCAGCAAATAAGCGAATGGTAGATGATGGGGTTCTTGTTTCTTATGGTTCTTGGAGTGGCTGGAACGGTGCACCTGAATCGATTGTAGATAAAGTAAATGGAGTTTACATACTAAACGATAATGGGAAGTCACTACAAGCATGGTGGACTACTTCTGATGTCACACCGACTCCTGTACCACCTGTTGTTACGCCTCCCGCAGTTGACGATGACCCGTTTATCAAGGTAGGGGAAGAGATACCATACAGTAGTTATTATCCATTAACTATTAATGGAACACTTTTAGGATATGTGAAACTCTATAAGAAGATCCCGCAGTAATATGAAGTCACTGATTTATCAAGTAGCAGCAATATTTCTCATAATCCTCGCACTCTATATTCTCTTCGGGTTTGAGTTCACCACAACACTCCTGGTAACAGGAATCTTTACCCTTCTCTATTTGGCAATCTTTAACTAACTTTTGGTATTAGGCACGATGTAAACTGCTGCTGCTGTTACCAGTAATGTTAAGGCATCCTGAATCGTCATTGTTGGAAGTATTCCAAAATGTGAGAGAATCCCCGCGATAACTGCTACCACTAAAGGTACAATCGCTTTATTGTATTGTGTTAATTGCATATAAATTCACATCCCTTCTATCGTCTTAGATAAGGCAGATAAGGCCAGCCATGCGTAACCAAATCGGCTAACAAAGCTACGATAAATGCCCAAAAGACTGGACTACCAAAGGTAAGTCCTGTTGCTCCTCCCATGAGCCATAAAATTAAAAACAAAATAACGTAAAAAAACATAATGAATCACGCTCCTAACTTCCCCAACAGCCAGAGGATCAAGAGAATCACGATGATCGTTCCTATAATTCCCATACTTACACCTTCTTCTTACTAATAAACGCGTTAATAACAATATTCCACCATTTATCAAGTATCGTTGCCAGTTCCTTCTTCTTCTGAGCCTGCTTAGCTAGGAGATCTTTGTACTTTTGCTCTGATGCTATCCCCAAATCAATCGCTGTACTATCCGATTTTGCCATTTCCTGCATTTTACCCAGAAGGTCACTATTATCTTTTTGTACTTGTGAGATGTTAACTTTGAGATTAAGGTTATCCGTTCCAAGCGTACTCACCTGCCCTTCAAGGTCATGTACTTTCTGATTTAGTTCGTCAAGTTGTTTCTGTTTATCGTCGTTGCCTTTAGACAACTGAGCTATGGTTTGATCCTTAGAATTATTTAAATTTACAAGTGCTGTGTGCTGTTCTAAACAAGCCGCCAATGCATCGGTAGAAGGCGCTGTAGTGCCCCCAGACGCAAGCTTATTTGCTTCCCTCACTATTCGGTCAATATCCAAAGCATCAGGGCATCCTGTGGCGATAACTTCACTATGCTTAATGATATGTTGACGATCAATGGGGATATTATAAAACGTGCAGATATCAGCTACGAGTTTGGCCGTTGAGGCATAAAGAATATCAGGCCGAACACCATTAAAATCTCCACCATCCTCATGCTCAATGCCAATTGATCTCTGATTCATGGTATAGTTTCCAGCATGATAAGCCGTGTAGTATTCCTCAAGCCAGTGAATTAATCCACCATCGAGTTTTACTCCATAATGTGCTGAGACTTTCTCTGTTGGATTATCAAAACGCATCGCAGCACCCTGCCAGGTTCCTACCATTGTATGGATAACGATTCTATCTATTGGGGCGCGTGAAGAGTCGAAGTTGCCATCGGCTATTTCGAGTTCTGTATAAGGGAGGCTTGTCGCTTTCCTTTGCATATCAGTATTGTATCATATTCACTAAAAGAGATATTATTATTTAACGAAGAATTTTAATAGTATTTCGATAGTAATTACAATACCAACACCTGTATAAACAAGTCGTGTGAGTGATTCAACTACCTTCTCCAGCGCTTGTAGTTGTGTCTTTGTAGCTATATCTCCCCGTAATTCGTTTAGTAAGTCGAATCTTTTTTCTGCTGCAATTTCTGTTTTTTGATTTTCTTCTTTTACTGCAATAAGTGCGGCATTGAGAGCCTTATCTTTTTCCTCCAATATCTTTTCAAAATATTCCTTGAGGTTTACATGCTCTTTCATATCCTACATACCACCATTAAATTTATAGAAACCCAAAGCTATTGCTACGACTGTTGAGATTAGAGAAAAGGTTGCAAGGATAATCTTCTGTACATCAATGCGAGGTTGTGCAGCATCTTGAACAATCTGTGCCGCTTGGAATTTCTCAAGGTCAATCAGTCTTTTATCTGTATCAGATTTATATTGATCGAACTTAATTGTTATATTCTGAAGTAGTCCTTTAACCTCTCCTAATTGGTACATGATTAATTCTGTTGATGTTTGAGGATGAGTTGAATCGAGATCTGGCATATCAGTAGTATTTCTTGTTCTTAGTGAAGTCTAGTATAGCAAAACCATAGCCCATTGTAAGGATTATTGTTGGTAATTGATCTTGAAGAATAAACTGCCATGAACGAATTACCCCATCTGCATAGTGTTGCATAAAGATATAGTTGAGTGCTGAACCTGTCGTAAGTAATAAGAAGAACTGTTGTGGCATAAAGAAAATAAAACGCCATCTTTTATAAGACGGAAGTGTTAACCCATATAAGGCAAAAAGAACTGAGAGAAGCATGAGAACGCCACCGGTATAGGCATGAGGAAAGAGTTGATAGAAAATACCCATACGGGCAACGATTAACGGATAGGGATAACAGAGAATGAGTAAAGAGGTGACAAGATCCATCATAGTGACAGACATAATGAGAATATTACTATTTTTCATCTGTCTACTTACTATAGCATAAGTCTTTAATTACCGTGCGGGGCATCGGGGAAACAATCTGTCTTCTGACTCATGTCCCTTGCATTATGATAGGTGATACAAGTTCCGGTGATATTACGATTGATCGTAACCCTTGTATCGTTTGTGTTTTGGTTCTTTGCACTCTGAATAAAGGTTGCAATGCCTACCAGGATAAAGAAGAGTAAAACTCCTAAGAAGAAACAACTAATAATGAATGTTCTATTTCGTTTAAACATATTACCTCCACAGATACGCTGTTAAAAGCGTAATCCCTACAATTATAACAATCGCTAGACTGTAATCATATCCATCTGCTTCTAATGGTTGTTTCATTTTAATCTTCATAGTTTATTAATCAGTCTCAAGACTCGATAGCCACTGTAGAGTATCGCTACTTCTGAAAACCAAACGATAATAAATGTTATTGGATTATCCATATTGTTATTATCTGATATATTTCCTACTAACCTGCGCTTTCATTCCAAGGAAACTACTGGGTAGATCCTCAGAAATATATCAGTATAGATATACTACCACATGATGCACCGTGTGTCAATAGGGGATAGTACTACTTGACACGTAATGATTCATGTGGTATAGTTCACAGTTAGATATGAAACTTTTATGGATACCAATCATTATTGCGTTATTTATCTGGATACCTGGCATCATGTTGTTTGCTAGTGGGATGATTATTGCTGCGATATCTTTTGCAGTATGGAGGGAGCAAGGAACCGACGAGGAATATCACGAGTCTTTACAATCCTAGAATTCTTCCTAATGCTCCAAGTCCTGCTGCTTGTAAGCCTACGCTTACAGCTTTGCCTGGAACATTCTTAGCAATTTTTCCAGGAATACTTTTATCCGTCTTGAATGATTTACCAATAATTTTTGTTCCCTGTTCCCATCCTGGAGCTACATTCTCAAGCTGCTTTGCTAAAACATCTCGAAGTCCTCGATCAATTAATGCCTGTGTGGCTGTCTTTGGAACACCATTTTGGGTAAAACCACTATCTGCTGACTTATATGCATCAACGATATCCTGTGGGTGCATCTGTTTATCTTTAAATAAGGTCTGAGCATTATCAAGAGCTTCTTGAATTTTTTTCCCCTCCGATAGATTACCAATCTTTGCCGTATTTGCCCATTTATTAAGACCAGTAAGAATGTCTTCTCCTGCCACCGTTTTCCCTTCTTTTACAGCATTTGCTATAGCCGTATCACGCATTTGACTTCCCATATTCTTTGCCGCTTGCGGTTGCAAAATTTGTTTTAATATGCCAGGACCTTGTGTTGCTGTAGGACCAGCGGCATCTCCTGCTTTTGCAGCCATCGCATTTTTAGCTCCGAGGAAAGGTAATACGTCCAAAACAGTACTAACAGGTCGATCTTGAAAATTCTGTCCTGCTCGACCTAAAATATCTCCTCCCTGCATGGGCTGTCCTAGATCTTTATTAAGGTTCCCTGCATAGTTTTGTATCGCATCTACGCCTAATTGTGGATTCACATTGATGCCTAGTGGTTGTAATGGATTTCCATTTAATGGATTCATATTAACTGTTGTGTTTTTCGCAACAGTAGCAGGTATATTTAGAATCCCATTTAATACATTTCCTGCATCCTTTGGTATATTACTTATAGTATTCCCAATTGCAGGTAATATGCCCCCATTATCTTGCGCTGTTTTACCTTGAATATATTTCCCCTTATCATCACGCGAAACATTAAGTGCAGTAAGATAATCATTATCAAGTCCTACACCCGTAGCTGCTCGCATCTTTTTATCAAGAGAAATGATAGAAGTCTGGTTCTGCCCTAATGTTTTTCCTGATTGGGGTAACAAATTAGACCAGCCTTCTATTTCTGGTGCAGATATTCTAAGACCATTTCCTTTACCTGGACCCAATGCTGGAGAAAGAGAAGCCGACAATCCTCGCCTTTGTTGCTCATATGTCGTAACAGGATCGAATCTTCCAAAATAAGGAATCTTTGAACCTAATTCGCCACCTGGACCCTTCTTATCGTCAGGCAGCTTATTATATGTATCAAGTAATGCTTGTAGCGAACCTTTTATTGTTCTCGTTTGTGGATCATTAGGTAATCGATTAACATCTAAACCTTGACCTCTAACCGACGCATCAACTTGTGCTTTCTGTGTTGAATCCCCTATGTCACTAAGAGTCATATCCCCCTTAATTACTGCTTGTGCCATATTTGTAATAGGGTCAACAATCTTGCCTCCACCTTTTAGAAAATTCTGGGTTGCCGTAGGATCTTTAAGGGCTTGATCTGGGGTAATTCCCCCTGCTGTTTGTCCATAAACCTGTGTATTAGTTGCATGTTGTACCTGCTGCTGGTATGCGGCCTGATTTTGTGCAATAAAGTCATCTACCTGCTTCTGTCCTCCAGCACCATTAGATAAGGCTTTATTACGAAATTGTTGTACCCATGATGGATTACCCCAATTATCACTTAATTGTCCAGATTGCTGTGGTTGTCCTGTTGGGTTCATATTGTTAATTGCCTCCTATTTAGTTCCTGATGTAGGATTGCATGTTCTCTCTTTGATAAAACCATGAGGTTCTCGATTCGATTATCTTGTTTATTTTGATTAATATGGTGAACTTCTTCTGCTTGTGTTAAATATCTCCCAAGATCTTTTTCTACTATATAGCGATGCTCTCGAATACGTCCTCCTGATACTGCTGTTTGCCAATCAACTGGAGCCTTAATCCAAATATAACCATAATGATCTATTGTTTTACCATTCTTATATCGAGGATTATTCTTCCCAGAGATTCTTACATCACCTTTTTTAAAAGAGGTTTTATTCCTTGCAGTTAATCCCTTTGTCCCCTTATTCCATGGTTTCTCTTTTTCAAATCTTTTTACCTGTGCTTCTCCCATTCGCAATCTAGATAATGCAGAATGCTTTTTACCTGAAAAGTTTTTGGTGCCTTTTGCAGCACAAGAATGAGAACAATACCTTGCAGTATCTATACGATGAGCATGAATATTGAATTCAATATTGCATATAAAACAATTCTTTATTATCATACTATAAACCTAAACTATTAGCATATGAAGTGTTGAGAAAGTCGGCTAATTGACCAGTTTTATTATAATACTCTAGGTCTAGATGATTTCCGCTGGTATTTCCAGTTCTTCCACTCAAACCTACCGCTTGCCCCCCTGTCATTATATCAGATGGTACGTTAATTGAGTTCAGATGAGAAAATCGTAGCTTCTCACCCGTATCAACATTTTGCACATATACAGAATTACCATATCCAGAATTCTCATTGTCTCCTATATACCCCGACTTTGCCCCATTAAACGCACTAAGTACCTTCCAATTACCATTTGGCAGAAAAATAGGAGTATTAGCAGGAACGCCGATATCTACTCCACTATTAACCCCATTGCTGAATCTTTCAATACCTGGATTATAATTTCCGAATTGTTGTGTTATTGGATAGCCTTTTAGTGAGCTAGGATTATGTATGGAAGAATCAGTACTAATTCCTAAAGAAGAATTAACCGCATTTGCGGACTGTTGCTTAGAAAGCTCAAGAGCTATTTGAACAGGATCAACGCCAATAGTCTTTGCAGCTTCGTTAAATGCCATCTGCTGACCTTGATTCATATTATCTCCACCCAAATTCTGATAGATCTTTTCGGCGGTAGATCTGAGGGCTGGATTAGCTGTGTTGTCCATTATTGATATCCTCCAAGTTGTTTAGCCAAACTTGCAATACTTGAATTATTAGCACCATTAATACTATTAGCAAAAGCATTCCAATAATTACCATACGATTGATTATATGGCACTTGGCTTTGTGCAGCCTGTGCCTGTGCCGCAGCAAGGGCATTTTGTGCAGTAATCGAGCTTGCTTGGTTCTGCAAATTCTGGTATCCCTGCGCTGTTGAGGCTCCTTGTACACCACTTGCATAGGCATTCTCAGGATTTCCTGCTTGTAATTGTGCGATATGCAGAGCCAAAGCCTGTGTATCAGCAATTGATCCTGCATTCGCATTAGCAGTCAAACCTGCATACTGCGTATCAATAGGAGTCAAGGAGTCAACCATTTGCTGTTGATAGACACCGGAAGTAGGTAAGATACCCCGTTGCCCAAGTTCGTTATTAGTAGCACGAGTCTGTCGATTGGTATCAAGCTGTTGATTTCCTTTGATCGAATTAACAAGCTGTGTATATTTATCCTGAAGGCCTGGTTGTTGGGTTTGCAGGTTAGCAACAACGGGAGCATTGGCAGTTTTCTGAAAATCAAGATATTTCTGTGCTTGGTAGATGGGATCGGAGTTTTGTTTATTCTCAGCATATTGTCGATTCTGTGCTCCATATTGCCCTTCAAAATAGTTGTCATCCCAAATACCACTATTAGGATTAATACCATACTGCTTTCCGGTTGCGGGGTTGATTGAAGTTGCTTTAATATCCATAAAATGCAAAAACCCCGCACGTAGCGAGGTCTTGATCCTTACCTTTTAATATATGCTTTTACAGACATTTTGTCAATTTCTATGAAGTACTGGTGACAAGCAGACCATTCGAGAATGAGAGCGTTCCAAATGTTGTTACCGATCCCGAATAATTTACGGTCTTTACATAAGCAATCGTTGTCCCAATCCCGACCGAACCACTTGTTTGATAGACTGATGGATTAAGTGTACCTCCACTCAAAGCAGGAGTACCAATAACCGAATTAGCAATCGTTCCTCCTTTAAAGAGTGATGTCCCATGCACACCACCACTTAGTGTGCCAGAAAGTGCTGGCGTTCCTGCTAGGATGATATTTGAATAGGTTCCTGTAGCTACAGTATTAGCAATTAAAGAACCAAGAATCGTCACAACCCCCGTATCAGGGTTATAGGTAAGAATTTTAGTACCTCCTGTCGAATCATAGAGAGTCAGAACTCCTCCTGCTGTTGTATTGACCGTTCCTTTAGAAATAACATTAGGCTGGGAAAAAGGATTGTATTCAAACTGTAGATCTTGCTCAAGTGCCGAAATAAAGTTTCTACGAACGACAAAACCATCGGTAGGCTGCATATATTGATTAAGTTTTGGTGCTTTCATTGTGCGGGAACTATTACTGCATCAATCCCAATCCCATAACAGGTATATGAAGGATCGCGTGAATTATCAGTTATTTTAACATACAAGAATCGTGCTCGTTCACCATTACGGAAACGATAATACACAACGCCCTCTTTAGCAGGCCCGACTGTTTGCCACTTCTTATTTTCCTTGATATATGTCTCACTTGTTGCAACTTCAATCGTTGCCCCACATCCAGGATTGAAGAATCCCCACAAAATACGCCATTCCTTTTGTAGTAGGGGATTGCCAAAATCAAACATTAATTCAAGAATTGATTCAATCGGTTGTCCATTATCACTCGTTGCTGTTCCTTGGTACTGCATTACCTGTCCCGATGCATTACCAAAGATTAACTGTGTATTACTGTTAAGATCACGATAAGAGCGCATGGCTGTAGGAAAATCAGCAAATGACCAGTTCGTAAATTCATTCTTCTGAAAATTGTATTTAATAATAGCGTTAGGGACAGTTTCATTGGTAAAATCATCAGTCATCGATCCCACAGCACAAAGATAATCATAATAATGTACTGTTGCAGGTGCTGAGCCAAAAGATGTTCCAGCAATTTGGGACCCAAGATTATTTTGAAAAAACCGATAAATAGGATTTGAGATAAGTTCTGGTTGATCCCCCGCTGAGGTGAAAATTCCCTTTTCATTTAACCAGAAGCCATTTGCTTCAACAGATCCATAGGAATAGGGCGAGGAAAGTCCCATATTTGAAGACATATCGATGAGATTGTACCCATCCCATTTAAACATATTACGACTTGCCTTTGAGATCATTAAACGGTTATTAAGTTTGAATAACTTATTTGGTAATCCGCGCCCTGGTATGGTTAACGAAGAACTATCACTCGTACCTGATGTCTGCCAATTCGTCGGATCATTTGTGACGGAAAACGTCATTTGTGACGAGGTTCCTGTAATATAGATTCTATTTTGATATTGATCAATAAATTCACCAGCCGGAGCAAGTGACGTATCAGTAAATGAGGTGCCATTAGTACTATGCCGTGTTGTGCCACCGCTTTGGGAAATAATTAAGGTATTATTTAATACTGCTTGTCCAACATGAGAACCAGGAGTAATCGTACCATTACCACAAATAGACCAAGCACCTGTTCCATTTACTGAATAATACAGAAGAGATCCAGAAGCGCGGTAAAGATTCATGGTTCCGGCTGCATCAGGTACCCAATCAAAGAGCGTTGTTATTGAGGAAGTATCAGGAGTTCCAAGAAAGGAAACATACCCTGATCTCTTATTCTTTGCTTGATAAGGGGATGAATCGACGTTGACAGCGCGAATGATCTGCCCATCGCTTTGGGAATCCATTAAAGGATTGGTATAGAGATTTAATCCTCCAAGGGAGCTTGTAAATTGTGCCATATCAGTACCACCCTATATCGCTATCTGAAGCTGATTCAACGATATCCATCATGGAACTTGACGATACGTTACGTGGGGCAATTTGAGTTTTAAACATCGCAAGCTGTGCGGCGGCTGATGCTTCATAGGGGCTAGCTTCCTGATGCTTATTATCTTTATGTAAACTCATTGCATTACCATAATCAATAAAAGACTTGGTAAACGACTGCATAGGTATGGGGAGTTCATCGGTATCATTTACAAGCATTGGAGTTTGCTTGTAATATTCAACAACAAAGGTTCCTGCGGCCTCTGAAGGCTTACGTCCGATGACAGTATCACCCTGCATATAATAGAAGGGTTCAAGTGTTGTGAATATTCTGGTAGGTGAAAACGAGTTTGAATCCATCTTATTTGCGGTATAGGTTCCTGAGGCATCAACAAGCCATACGCGTTTAAATCCTCCTCGAAAATCTGTAGCGGTCATGGTGCCAAGCTCAATATTCGTCGCAAAAGCAATTGTTGTTGTCCCTAATCCATAATCCTCATTTACATCAACCTGTGCGTTATGCATCATCTGAAGCCACTCGTTTGTAAAGTTATCAATATCACCGTCTAACAGATAGTCAGAATTATATAGTCTGCCCCGAACTCTTTCCCGTATCTTAGCCAAGGAATAAAATGAGAACCCAGCAGGAGTAATCCAGTCACTTTCAGTTGTTGTTGAACCAAGTACGGAGTTTCTAAAATAGGTCTTGTACGCATATGATGTCGTCCCTGACGTATGATCAAACATCGTATATTGTGCATTTGGTTGAATCGTCACTGTTCCATTGGTAATCGGTAATGCAACCCCTCCTGTTCCCGTTGTTGATACTTCAAAGACGATCTGATCATATTTAATGCCATAAAGAGGAGTATCTGAGGGATGTTCAAATAAGGTATTAGCAGTTAGTGTTCCTGCTGTGCCAGATGGATTTGCTGTTCCTAAGACAACAATCTCTGATTGTGGAATCCCTGTTGCTCCAACTTGGACAGCCCACGAGGGTTGCATCTGGTCAGCGTTCTTCCAACGCATCACATTAGTACCTGCAACCTCAGGATAGGTTGTATAGGTATATGGTGCTTGTTCTGGAAGTAAGTTTCGTGTTTGAATTAGCATAGTATTACCAATATTTTGAATTAGTCGTGAGTCCCGGTCTACTTGGAAAGAAATTAAGTTCTACCGCTATTGCACCCAAATGATCTCCGCCCGAACCCGTAAACGTAGCGCTTGGTGTTGTATTATTATCAGGTCGCCACATTGATTCGATATCCCAATTAGGAGTCGAAACAGGTGCTTCCCCAAGTTCTGTATACCCAGCACCTGGAACCACATCATTTGTGGCATCTTTAGCAACAACAGAGAAAACTCCATTAGAGACACTTGCAAAAGCCCCAAGCGTTATTGAATAACTTGCTCCATTTGTATTTGTTGTTGCATTTTGAACAATTGCATCAGTTCCTCCGACTCCTGTTGTCTTTGCATTTTCTACTTGTACTACTGACCAACTAAATACTTTTTGTCCTTGTCCGGCAAAGCTAAAAAGTATTGATCCCGCACCTGCACCAATTCCTGTAAATAACGTGATCCTTCCTACCTCTACCGATGGAATAACTACCGTATTTATTTGACTAAATGTCCACCCGGTAAGACTCAGCGTGGGCACATTTGGTGTCCCTGCTGCTATCGTTGATGCCATTCCAATAAGCATTACCCGATTAGGAAAAGGCGTTAAACTTCCCGTTGGGAAACTTGTTGCCCCTATATTCCCATTATTGGCAGATGTTTCAAGATTAGTTACAGTTACTGGCATATCACCTCACAAACCCCGTAGCAGTAATACTTAGGGTGTTGTTTGCGCTTTGCTGATAAACAAGTGCAGATCCTGAAGTTACTGATCCAGGAGTTCTAAAATTAGTTACAAGTCCTCCGTACTGTCCAAAGGAAAGTGTTCCGATAAGCGGTGTCGATGTCCCTCCCATGCCAATAACCAGTGTCGTAATTGTCCCCGCCGAGATAATGAGGTCAGTAACGAAAATAGCTGATCCTGCTACAGCAGCCTTGATTGTTCCAAGCGTTGAAGTTCCTGATGTTGTTGTTACGGTAAAGTAGTTTGGGGGAAGTTGTGAAATTGCATCAATAGTACCTAAATCAATCGAGTTAATATATAACTTATCTCTAATGCCTAATACTGAACCTACAGTTCCAATTGTTCCCGTAAAGGGACTATCAGAGGATGTACCTTGATTTAAGATAACATGTTGGAACTCATTGGTTCCAATGGTCGTTGTGCGTATAGAAGTTTGTGTTCCCTGCGTTATGCTTATATTACTCATAATCTTGGTCCTACAAAGTTCATCGTAGTACTATAGGTAATACTCAGCAAGAGCCCCATCGGCTCGCCTTTACGAATTGTTTTATTTTCCAAGTAGGTCGTTGTGGTATCCGTCATTCGACTGCCTTGGTTGGCAGGACGTGTCGTAAGTACTGCCTGATTCTTTGGTTTGGTAGTAATAATTGAGGTAGACATAAAAAAAGACCAAAACCGCCTAGGTCTTGATCCTCCTTTGATATTATGCCTTTTTCGCTGTTATGTCAACTTGTGGTACTCCAAGAAGTTCTGTCTGAAGATCCGTAAGATATGGAATCCATTGCTTTTCAACGATCTTATCAATGCTATAGTTATCAACAATCCAGGCACGACAGCTCGTAGAGATCTTATTTTCATCCTTTTTCACCTTTTCATACAGAATCTCCATTTTTGCATTAAGTGATTCAGGATCAGGGAAGTAGATATATCCCCCACCAGCTGTCCATAATTTGAACTTAGATTCGCAAATCTCGCCTGTCTTTCCCTCAATAACAAGCTCCGGCTGTGAATGGCAATTATTAACGATTACAGGCGTCCCTGCTGCCTGTGCTTCAGCGATTACAAGACCAAACCCCTCGGTAGTTGATGCATGTAAGATTACATCACAACAATTAAGCCATTGATTTACAATGTTGGGATCACCGTGGATAACCGACATATATATATTTGGGGTTATTAATCGATCATGAATACCAAGATGTTGCGCATATGCAGGAATATCAAAGCCACCACCTTGATTAAACTGGTAGAAAAACATTGCCTCAGGGTGGGTTTTGGCAAAGATTGCGAATGCATCAAGTGCCTGTTGCCATCCCTTACGAGATACACCATCAGGCTTATTTGCACCAATCATGCCAAAAATAAACTTATCTTGTGGAAAGTGTAGCTCTTCTCGTACTTTTCTCTTATCAAGTGGTTTAAAGACATTGGTATCCACCCCTTCAGGAATCATTGTTGACGCAAACCCATGCTTTGCTAAGGCCTTCTGCCCGAACTTGGAAAAGGTGATGATCTTATAGGCAAAACGAAGGTTGTTTAGTGTCGATTGGGGGATTTCATCCCGATCAATTGGTGTATACGGAATCCAGTGTTTTAATTGTTGTAAAAACTGTGGATTGATTGCATGGACATCTTGCATGGAGAAATTCACATCAGCACCAAAATGTTGCCCATGTTCAACCATTGCGTCCCCTCCCCAGATATCATTTGTTTGTGGATAAGTATAAATCCCTTTATGTTCAATGACTCCCCCTGCGAGTCCAGCCCAGGCGATGAGGCGGGTATTCCAGCCATCTTTAACGATACGCTGTGACCAATCATCAGTAAAGCGAGCATAGCCTGAGCTAATTAGACCAAACGGAATTTGAACTCCATAAGATTTTTAAATCTCTTCTTTTTGTAGAATTGGTCATATGGCACCACCTCCTCTTCGCATTCTCATATGTAATGAGGCATGCTCTGATGGTGATAGTACCATCAAGTTTCTAATCCGATTATCTAATTTATTACCATTAATATGGTGAACGTGTTCTGTTCTTAATAATGTACGATCTAAGTACTTCTCCATCACCAATCTATGCTCTCTTTGAACAATAGAGGATATCGTTGTTCTCTTATATCCCAGATCTTTTTCTATCCAACCACCCTTATATTTGTAATGATTTTCTCCTTGAATTTGCAAGAATTCAATTCCTTTATTCCAAGGTCTTATTCCTTTCTTAAACATCGTATCAGCAGATCGTGTATTTTTAAGATCAGGCCTTTTTTTACCAAGCCAGGGCGCTATACCAGTTTTCTTCCCTTTATTCCAGGGAAAATGACCTAATTGACCTATTCCCATACATTTCGTACCACAATACTTACCATAACCCTTCTTTATATAAGAAGTTTTGTATTCTTTTTCTTTTTTACAGATAATGCAATTTATTTTCATAATATTAGTCCATCCATATATTTTGCTACCTCTGGTTGAAAACGTAAATGATATTTCATCTTATCAGGAGTATTACCTCCTCCTGAGTGGTAAATCATAAGTTGTGTTTCTCCAATCATTACCTTATCATCAACCATTTTAGCCTCAATCCAGCGTGATTTTGCAGCTTCTCCATAGACCTTCTGCATCGTATCAAAACACTTTACTTGATAGTTATGGTAGTCAGAACAGAGAATATTGAGTAAATCTTGTTCTCTGAATTGATAGGTGTTGAAATGAGGTGACATACAGAGCCTTAGCCAATGATCAGCAAACGCTTTGGATTTCATCACCACAAGCCCGTTATTGAAGTAGGGGGCGATATCCCATAATTGAATCTTGTATGAAGCATCATTAAGAACCACCCCAACATCATAGGCATCCGTATCATCGATAATCTCAGTTAACGGAGCGAGTATTATTTGATCTGCATCGGCTCCAATGACTGTCTCATATTCTTCAAGCAGTTTGGAGGCAATCAAAGGCTTTGCTCGGTACCAGAAGTTAGGATCACCTGATTGATTATCATACCGAAGAAGGGGCAGGTTTTCCTCGCTATGGAATTTACGAAGGGATTTCTCAAACATCGTAAAATAACGATCATTATTCGCATCTGCTGGTACAAAGATACATATTTTCTTTTTAGCCATTGATGAAATCTCCTCCTAAAAACTCGATATTCTTAATCGTATAATCTTCTTTAGAAAACTTCTTCTTGTACCACTGTGCAAATGCCTTCGTTGCTGCCTCAAAATTCTCTGCGGCAACAAAAAGAATTCCCATATCGTTATATTGTACTTTGTATAGTTTCATATTTTGTTAAGAAGGTATCAATATCCTTCATTTCCTCTAACCGTTGCAATACCTCTTCTTTTGACCACCACCACCAACTAATCTTCTCAAGTTTTGCAATCTGTTCAGGAGTAAATCGAATCCTCGTAATCTGTTGTGGATTCCCAACAACCACAGCATAAGCAGGTACGTCTTTTGCTATTACGGCTCCTGTGCCAATAATAGCTCCTGTACCGATTGTTATCCCATCAAGTATCCGTACACCTTCGCCTATCCAGACATCATGCCCTATTGTGATAAGCTTTGCATCATTTGTTTGATCATAATTTGTCGTATAAACACATGCATGATTCACTGCTGCTAGATGCGTACCGCTTGAATGAAATTTAACATCTGCACCTATTGAAACGAAATTCCCCACCTTCACATTTAATGGTAATGGTGTCAGTGTGTACGACGTCGGATTAATCTCAATCACACTTTCTTCCTTCTTGCAATAATAAGCGTTGCATCGTGTGGGACTAGTTGTACTTCATAGCCATTCATTTTGAGCGCATCAGTGATTTGATTAGGATTACGCCCAGAGTAAGAATGTATCTCGCAAACAACAATATCAATTTTAGAAGCGACATTAGCAAACGAATCTCCACAAAGTATCTCATACTCAACACCTTCAACATCAAGTTTTAAAAGATCAACATGCTCAATGTTCTGTTCCTTCATGAAGGTATCTAACCGCTTAAGTGGGACGGTTTCTTTACCCGTTATTTTAAGATTTGCGTTCTCCAAGTTGCCATATAACGAGTCCATTGTACGATTGGTATATTGATAGAATTCACTCTCACCATCTTTATTTGAGAGCGCAAACTGGAAGGGCTTAACATTGGTGATCTTGTTATAGTCAAGCATGTAATTTAAGACTTCAAAGTGGCGGGAAGAGGGTTCTATGGAGAGGACTTTTTCAAAACGTGAAGAGAAATAATAAGAAGCTAATCCGAGGTTTGCACCTGCATCGATGACAACGGTCCCCTCCTTTTTCTCAGGGATTACTGGATTGAATAAACCTGTTTTGTAGATTTCCTCAAAAATATGGCCCCAGCAATTTGAGTCAAGAGGCGGCCTGAAAAATAGTCCTTGTATTTGATCCATAATACTTCACTTCAGGGGGAATCAAGGCGTGAAGTGACCTCTATCCCCCTGAATACTTCACTTAATTACACAGAGTATATCACATTTATGTGACTACTATACTAGGTTCTTTGCGGTAAATTCGCTACTAAACCTATATTCTCTGAGTTAAATGTTGGACGTACCCATGCGGTAATCGCCATAGTACCCGTAGTTTGCGGTACAGGTAATAGAATTGAACTATTTGCTACGTTTATAAACGCTGCGATAGTTCCTCCATTAACAGTAACACCACCAGTTCCAGCATTGACACTAAGCATCTTAAGATCAGTTGTTCCTCCTACTTTAAAAGGAAGACCAAACTGAGCTGTAGTACCTGTGGTACCAAGTCCCAGCCTTGCTGTTCCATTTCCGACAGCAGTTCCAAAGGTAAGCGTACCTGAGGTAATCTGTGCAAATATTTTAGTACCGACAGCAGTACCGCCGTTATCAGCAGAACCGAATCCAAAGGTTTCAGTAACAACTGAACCAAACTGGTCACGTCCTGTTGCTGAAGCGGTTCCTGCCATACCTGTAGCTGACCCTGCAATAGCAAATTCAGCATTTCTAGGCCAGTCTGCAATAGCATTTATTATTACTAATCCTCCTGCTGCTGCGGTTCCTGCTACTGCCCAAGTTCCAAACCACTTAGATGCTGTAAGCGTATTTGGATTGACGATAGTTACTACTTCGTAACGATCAATCTCATCCGGCGTTACCGCCAATATTGGTGTTGGATTTGCGGCTCCCGCAGTTGATGTGGTTCGTAAACCAAAAATATCTCTTTTTAATCCTGACATAATATAATTACACCCCCTTTTGAGACAACCATCTACCAAGAATTACCCGTTGCCTAACAGAAATTCCTATTTCATTACATAGTCTTTTAAAAGACATTTGTGTTGTTCGTTTCTTCGGATGTTTGTTGTTTCGTGCCACATTAGAAATTAGGTATAACAAGTTTTCCTGAACTATCGTAAATCGTCATCTTTGACATGAGTTCTCGTCTAATATCATCCCCTCTAAGAAAGGTTAGGTACTTCTTGTCAAAATACCTATCAATTGCATATCCTGGATTCTTCTCAGCTTTTCGCAAATAAGAGACAACGGCATCAGAACGCTCCATATAGGCATCACGAAACTCAGTACCCTTTTTCTTTATCATCTCATTTTGTTTTTGTATTGATCTTTTAATAATCGCTTTATTTCGAGCAGGAGAAAAGTTTGCATCAGGTATATGCAAATAATATTTCCTATCATCTAATTCACTAAATGTGTCCATGAAGACAAGGTGAGACTCGAACTCACCCCTGTACCATATTGTCTATTCGTGGTTTCTTTTCTCAGATTAGGTGAAACCACAACTAAAAGCCTATTTCGTTTTCTGAGTTTGACGCGCGTTAGCTGCTGGAGCCATACACATAAGTTCTAGAAACCATGCCATTTCAGCCTGGTATTGAATCTTATTTGAAAGCCTGAGCAGTGATCCACCGTTAGGATCTTCGAGCCAACCAAGGTCAGATACCTGACAGATTGTCCATGAATCCAAATTAAGGATCACAAACTCACCATCTGGTACTTGATAATCGAGGAAAACCCCGACTCTCCCTGCACCTGCTGCAAATTCAAGACCTGTCCAACCACCCAACAAATCAGTTTCATTAACTGATCGTCTCATAGCTGTCAGAAGATCACCATACTTCGTGTAAAGTGAAATGTTCATGAAAATTGCGTATTGATCGCCCATTTGAGCGTACTTTCGAGCCTGTCCATATGCTTGCTCCATACGAGATAGAGTCAAGGATTCTGAAGCAGAGCCGAACTGAGGAGTCCACCCGGTTTGTGACCGAGCAACACCTGCATACTGTGCAGTACCTGTCGTTGACGAGAGAGCTGCGCGGATACCTGTTAGTTCTTTACCAACCAACTTATTACCTGAACCATCTACCAAATAGATAGAATCATTCGCGGCAATTGCTGGGTTTCCAGTAACTACAATTGAACCCACTGCGAGCCCATTACCTGAACCGTCAGTAATACTGGTGATTGTTCCAAGTGCTGTACCTGGAGAACCAACAGCAATAATCATCCCTGGTGCTAGGAATTCAACAGGTGAAATATCACCGTTGACTGTTCCATAGTTATCAATGGATACACCATCGTCCAAGTTAGCGTCACGAGGCATCAGAGAAGCTGTACCAGCTCCGACTGAACCTGATGTACTGTTAACCTGTGCGATAATACCTGATCCATCACCATAGATCTGACGATTAGCAGAACGTGCAAAATCTGAAGCTAGAGCCTCTGCCTGATAGGTCAGCGCGTTGACGACTGAACTGGTAGAGCTTTTAGTTGCATCAATTGCGAGTTTTGAAATATCAAAAGCCCCTGTCATTATTTTAGTAGTAACAGATGCTTGAGAAATTCCTGCTGTTCCTGAAACAGTTGAAGACGCATCTGTTGAAAGATTCGTCACACCTCCGTGTCGACTGTTACGAAGTGGCGTATAAAACGTACTGTTAAGATACGTCACACCCGCATTTCGTTTCAATTGATCAAGTAAGATTGTCTGTTTAGGAAAATTGTCACGCACATACGGCAACAAAATGTTGTGTAATGCGTTTGACACATCGCTAAGTAAAAAAGCCATTATAAATCACCCACCCTTCTCCAAATATTATTCTCTCCCTAGTGCCGAAGCAACTAGATCATTAAGATTGGCGCGGGTTACTTTAACTGGTGCTGGCTGTTTTCCTCCTGCTTGTGATCCATGAGTCGTTGTCATCCCCTGCGGTCTGATTTCGGCTATCTTTTTTTCTTTTATTGCATCAAGCTCTGTCTCAAACATATCCTTATATGCTTTAGCAGGGTTTTTAATCCCTGTTTCAGACATATGCTGTAAGAGTTCACGCTGCGTTGTTACAGGTTGTCCATTTTCCTTTGCATCAAACATGAGACTATCAATATCTGATAATAATTCCTTAGCTGCAAGTTCTTCTCGTACAATTGCACGAAAGTTATCTTGTCCAAAGCCCAAATCTTCAATCTGTTTACGTGCTAATGCCTTTTGTTCAGCAGTAAGCTCCATATTTGATGGTTGCTGTTGTGTTGGTTGAGTAACTTTTGCTTCAAGTTCGGCAATCTTACGCTCATAATCAGACATCTTCTGTGTTGCCTTGGTATATTCAGGCCATACACGGTCAATCTTTGTCTTATACTTCTCTTCGGCTTCCGAGGCAATCTCACCAAGACCAACAAGACGACTCAAGTCATCCTGTGAGTATTCTTTATCACCTAATTTAAATGTTTGTGGTTCTTCTTGGATTTCCTCTTGTGGTTCCTCAAAGAAATTCTTATTATCTGCCATAATTTCCTTTCACCCCCTTTCCTTTTCCGTCAGTAATTAACTGCGGTAAATATCAAATGGTTATTTGCTCCAAATTACACCCAGTACAGGTGTGCCTGTTGCGACTGCTACCAGTCCTTTTTTAAATGGGTAATCAAGCTCTACGCTTTTATATTGATTCGTGGTAGGAAGAGGGATACTAAAGATATTGTTACCTGCTGCGGTTCCTGCTGCCGTTCGCGCATCATAAAATTCAACTGATCCGACAAACGTGCCAAGAAAAACGGTTCGTACTAAGTTACCGCCTTGATCAGAAAGAACGGTAGTTCCTGCTGTACCAATAATTGATCCGAGGTTTTGATTTACTGTATTTGCCATTTTGACAACAAAAAAAGACGCCCTCCGAAGAGATCGTCTTAATCGATAGACAAATCATATAGGAAATATAAATTATTGTCAAATCCCGACACCAAGGAGTGCTTTCCTTGCATTTGTTCCCGTTACTGCTGCTGCTAATGGTTTGAATGATGCCACTTTCGTAGCCCAAGTAGAAGAGATTCCAAGGGTAAAGCTTCCTGTTGTTGCGGTAGCTGTTGTTTGTATCCAGTCTTCTGTTCCAATACGCTCAAGGGTCGAAGAAGTTAATTGTGTTTGTCTAATTCCAAAATTTGTTCCTGCGGTAATCGTTGTTCCATTAACGGCTGAATCAGACTCAACTGAAATAATAAGACAATTAGCAACGCTTGGCGTAATACTTGTTGAAGCAGGAGTTGCAGAAACACCTTGCCCCACATCTGTTTGATCCAGAGGTGAACTGGTAGCATTACCTGAATATTCAGAGATTGTCATCGTATCTCCCTGATTAACATCAGGAAAGGTTACAGTAACGGTATTTGCTCCAGCTCCATTAGAAACCGCATAGAAAATTTGTACCGTATCTCCAAGCGCAGAAACACTAGCGGCTCCTGCTTGCGACCATGAATTTAGTTTAGTGTCTGTTACACCTGACGCTGGTGAACTAGGGCCTGATGAAGAAACCTCACAAATAAGAAGGGTATTTGCCGCTACATTTGATCCATATGCTTTAACAGTAGTTGTCGAACCACCACCAGTTTGTATTGTTTCTTGAAGAAGAGAATATGCCATCTATACCCCTTTCCAGTAGCTAATATTGATAAATGCAGTACCTGCTCCAACAAAATGATAGATAAGCTCAGAATTAGTACCTGTAACAAATGCTGGGACTATACGTTTTGATATCCCCCCATTAGGAGAAAACGCTCCTCCTGCCAAAACACCTGTCCCCTGAATAACTGATCCTGCAAGAATACGTACATCTGCTGTTCCTGTTTGCATAACAATATCAACACCTGAAATATAATGCTTTGTACCTGCCCCTGAGACTGCTGATAATGTCCCAAAGAACGAGCCTCCTGCGGTGCCAAGGGTCCCAAATTGTAGTGTTGCTGGCACTGGTGTAGGATCAAGCTTTACGGTACCTGATTCTAATGTGCCGACGTTTGAAAGCCGTGTTACGGTACCGGTGAGAATATTTATTGATCCATTTGTAAGATTAGAAACAGTGGTAACTGTTGAAACAAGCGTTGTGGTTCCCGTGAGGATGTTAATACTGCCATTAGTCAAATTTGTAACGACTCCCACTCCCGTGGTTGTTCCTGAAGATTGCAGCGTACCCGTTAAGATATTAATTGATCCTTGGGTTACATTACTAACGACACCAACGCCAGTTGTAGTACCGCTTGATTGCAAGGTTCCTGTCAATATGTTTATTGAGCCATTATTGATATTAGCAACTGTCCCAAGAGTTTGCTGAGTTCCCGTAGCGATATTTACGGTAGTACCCGTATTGAGTACTGTTCCTCCTGCTAAATTTGAAACCTCTTTTATTGTCCCACCATTGGTGAAAGAACCAAGATTAGTAACTGAACCGAGTGTTCCGATTGTATTGAGTGTTCCCGCTGTAGGATTGCTTGCTGCACCTGCGTTCGTTGTCTCAACATACATTGCACCTGTGACAGGATTACCACCAAAAGTCATGGTTCGAGCTGATCCCGTCACATCTGCGGTTCCCAATGTGCCTTGTACACCTATAAGGGTAAATTGTTGATTAGCATCAGTTCGAGAGGATTCTGCTACGGTTGGATCTACTTTAGCCATTTGGCATCCTCACCTTCATTCGATTAGAGCGTCCAGGTATTGCTAAGTTAGGTTTAGGCTGTCTCTTCTCCTGATTCACAAATGATTTGGGTACACCGCGTTCTTGATACTGTTTAAAGGCACTAGTAGGCCGCTGTTGTTGTACCTGCTTAATCTGTTCACTAGCTGGCTTACCTTCTTTTTGCTTCGTGGGTTTTGGTGTCGGGATAGCATTTGCTCTGGTGATCCAAATCACTCGTTTTCCTGTCCCTCCTGCTGTTTCAACAATTGATGCATCAAAGCCATAGTACGAGAAGAAGTCACCGAATAACTTCTCGAATTGATAGCCACTTGACCAGCTCTCCGATGGATCAAAGATCATATCGTATGATAATATTGCAATTTGCTTACTCATAGTCTTATCCCAATCTGTTACGTGCTTTGTCGATTGCTGCTACTGAGTATGATTTGTTGGGATTGCCTTTTTGTTTTGCTTTATATCCCTTAGCAATTGCTTGTTTAGGCTTTTTAGCATCCATTCGATCTACCCCTTCCTCATGTCTCCTGTCATTAGCTTTTACGCCAACAGGTTGCTCAGATGGCTGATCTTTAAGTGCATTCGCTACTTGATTCCAAAGTTGTGTATTCATGATTCTCCTCCCTTCTTTTGGATTTGTTTTTCCTTTATTGATAGTTCTTGTTGTTTATGTGATAACGCTGCATGTTTACTGATCTGCTCTGTTGCAGCAGGTGAAAGTGTTTGTGAAGGTGTAAGCCCTGCTTGTGCCTCCATCTGTCTTTTAATATCTTCAGGCGCATCTTTGTATGGAATTGGTGCAAGTTCAGGATTATCAGGGATAGGACTTTGTGCCGCCTGTTGAATATTCTTTGTTAACCCTGCATCTTTAAGTGCTGATAATGTACCCATCTTATTTTCCATAATACGCTTATCCGATGCTTCTTGTCCAACTTCTCCCGCATCTTGTAATGCTTCAAGAATTGCACTCTTCATCTGCATAGTCTGTGCTTCTCCCATACCTGCTGTTAATCCTTCAATATCGAGTGCATCCATAAATTCAGAGGTATTGCCAAACTGATAGGTTTCGAGATACTTCTGGATAACGGGCTTGAGTGCTGCTGGATTTACCACCCCTGCTTGTGTGTATTGCAACATCGTATTAATAAGATCCTGCATGGATTCTTTCTTCCCAGCTCTTGTATACGCCATTCCGTTCTCTATCTCAATATTAACCTTAGTATTCTTTGAAAGGGTGACAAGGTTCTCGGGTGTTTCGATCTTCTTACTTTTACGTCTAGCAAGTGCCTCTTTGCCAATAACTCGGAAATGATTAGTACTGCCTGATTTTGTATAGGATACTGCTTTAGGTGTAACAAAGTGATCATCAGCAATCCTAAACATTTTAAGCCCAATACGACGACATACCTCCTTGAGTCTCCTATGTGCTATCACTAAGTTACTATATTCTTGCTCTTTGAGTGATTCAATAGCAGCATGTGCCTTCACTCCCGTTGGAATCTTCCCCAAGGTTGTTGAAACCCCCTGTTCTTCGATAAATGAAGTAAGTAAGTTCATAAACTCAAATGTCCATTGCCCCGGTGAGGCGAGATTTGCCTGTTCTGGGGGCTTTTGATCGTATTCAATGACTTGCCCTCCGGCGATATTGTTGATTCTGAACTGTTCCCCGCGGTGCTTCAGCCAGATACCCGTTACCATGGTGTGAAAATAGCGTTCCATGCGTGAGACTGCTGAATCAAGGGATTTATTGGCATCCTTAAAGCGCTCAATCAGTGGTACTGCATACAATGGGCCTGGTTCAAACCGTACATCAACGTAAGGATATTCATCCATATTGAGATAGGTGTCCTTGAGTACCTGTCCTGAGGCCGTAAAGATCTGTCTAATGATACAATCGCCTTCTTTGCGGTCCTTTAGAATAATAGCCGCATCCTTTTGCTTCTTGATGCGTTTCATATTGTCTTCATTCAAGTATTCCTTCATAAAAGCCTCATATTGTATGGCTGTACCTGCCAGATCAGAGGAAGAATCACGTCCATACCGTGCTCGCATGTATGCTTGCTTGATCTCTGATTCAGCAGCCTTATTATCTGGCATGACTTTACTCCGGGCTATCTCATCAAAATCAGTATTGGACTTAATTTGGGAAACAAGCTGTGGTGTTGCCTCAATAATGAAGGGAAGATCTTCAAGATTGGTGTAGGAACCGATCAGATAAAGGTCAAATGCATCTTTTACCGAGTGACGAATATTCCCATAACGATCAGGCCATATCTTAATGTAAGAAATAGAATGTTTAGCGGTTAAAATGACAGCTAAAGCGAGCTTTTCTAGGAGGGTTTCACCTGATGCGTCAGCCTCTCGCCATTCTTCTTCGAGCCAGAATCCGCGACGTTCTGCTTCTTGTTTTGCTTGCTTTTCAAGGAGCTTCTGGGTTTGCTCATCTTGCCCCGAAGGTACTTCTTCAGGATAAACTGTTGGTGTAGGATCGGAACTTAAGAGAAGGTTTGCGATACCCCTAATCTGTCTGGATGCTTTAGGAATAGCCCGTTGCGGTGTATAGATCGTAGCTCGTTCTGAAAGATCAACGATTTTGTTAGTAGTTCTGGATAAGTAGCGGAAATGGAATCCGTCGTCAAAGAAGTTGTTATCATACCAGCGTCTTTCATGTATCCGACGATGATTATACGCCACAATACGATTCGCTTCAATGGTCTGAGCCATATCCTTCGTATCAGTAGATGATGTATCGTAATCTTGGTCTTGTATTTTATCTGCCATTAGGTTACCTCTTGATCTGCCACCTTATTATTGAGCATTGCCTGTATATGACTATCAAATCCTTCCTCACTTAATTGATCCATGGGTATTAAATCAGGATCTTGTGGTCCATTGACCTCAGGTTTAATTTGGGTGTTCTCAGCTAAGGTGCGATTCACATATTCCTGCGAATCTTTCGCAAGGAGTGCATTGATCAGCTTTGATATCTTTCGTTCCTGTTCACGAATATACCAACCAAAGCCTACAAGAAGCGCTATTATAATGATTGCAAAGATGATTTCTGTCATATAGTATTTTGTGTCTTATGCCTACGAGTAACGATATTTGCGCCGTCTATCAACTTTGGGTATTAACCCATAATATTATTTGATCATATGTCGCATCGGCCAGTAGGTTTTGAACGGATTTGGGATCTTGAAGAAATCAGGACCATAGAACTTCATATCAGGCAGATCAAAGAACTTATATTTACGTGTGAAGATATGCACATAGACGGGTACACCCTGGAATTCGTATTTGAAGCCTTTATCATCCCATGATTCAAATCTCCATACAAGGAACAATGACTTGATTTCAGGTGTCAGATTGCGCTGCGGGATACCCCATTCAAGTTTATCTACCTGTAGATCATTCCCATTGAAGCCATCAACGCCATCAACTAATTGCTTAGCTGCGTCACCAAGAAGTACATAAGGAAGCATGGCACGTTCAGCTACATCATAAATGTCACGCATTGCTGCGTTCACATCCCACGCAGAAAGATAATATTTCTCTTTAGAAGATGTCATCGCTTGCTTGTTCAAACTGTGAGAATCCATCTGATTCGTCGTTATTGTCGCGTTCATATCGTTGTCTTGCCCGTATAAAGGCTATTTGTGTTGGTGTCGGTTCCTTGGCTGTTGCACTCACCATAAGCGGTGAAAGCATCCGTATTGCCAATGCATCAGCTATTACTACATCATCATGATAGCCATCAGGTGCACCGTATTGATATCTGCCTGTTGGTCCCCTCTTATAACTAAAGTTCTCATATTCAAAAAGTGAGTATTCCTGATAGAACATGGTGAATTTCTTCTGTTCAATCCATATTCCTAGCTTCTCAATCAGTTCCTGTTTAACTGGCTGACTGATCTTCACAGGCTCAATTGCAACACCAGCTCTTGAGAGATCGTCTGCTATTGGATCACCCAAGCCTGTTGCATCAATAGCAACAAGGGCCTTATTGTAATGATCAGCGATAGCCTTAATCTTCCCCTTTTGTATCGGCCATTCCAAATGTTGGAATCTAGCTGAATATACTAAATGGTTATCTTCCTGATCATAGACCCGTATCACGGTCCAGTCCTGTGACTTTGCTAGATCAACACCCATCACATACATATGGTGCTGCTGTGGTGCTCGTGGCTGTCCTACCATGACCTGTCTTACGCCGCGAAATACTTGTCCCTCACCTTCAAGGAAAGCACATTCGTATTCTTGATTAAAGATATCAACCGTTGTGGTTCGCTTAGATTCCTCAAGCTGATCCATCGGTATAACACCCGACTCACTCGCTTTTAAAATATATGATTTCCACTCATGATGCCCTTCTTGTCCCCGCAAATAGAAGCTATAGAGGTGATTTCTCCCCTTTGGTGTACCGATAAACCAGACCCATCCTCCATTAGCACGAACGATAGGCTCTAGTACCTGCCACGCCTCAAACTTCATATCTGCGAATTCATCAAGTACTAAGCCATATGGGCCAGCACCACGGAGTGTATCAGGTTCATCTGCTCCTTTTAATTGAAGCACTGAGCCATTCTTAAAATACACAACAAGTTCTTGCTCATTTGTCTTAGCAATGAGTTCTTTAGGTATAATATTAAAGAGCATTGTTGGATCACGCCAGATAGCGTCCTTAGCTTCTACCTTCGTTGGGAAGATATGCCAATAGACTGCTGCTCTAAGCTGTGTCCACTTTACTAACTGATTGATTGCTGTCGTTGTCTTGCGGGCTCGCCTGTGCCAGATCAGTACTTTGAATCTCTGCGGGTCCATAAGGAGTACTTCCCGTTGATGTGGCAGTAGATGCTCCAAGCGCGGAAACGTAATCTGCCCCTGAGATGATATTGAGTTTAATTGGTCCACCATTTTCTCCTGTTATTTCTACTGCTTTAATATCTGGTATTGATTTATCAATAAGTGTTTTTGCAGCGCCCATTTTAAGTGACTCATTTCGTGAATTGTGCATGATATCCACAAGGCAGTCAATTGCTTCAAGGGTAAAGTTTTGGATATATGATTGCAGGGTTCCTCGGCTTGGTGTAGCCCCTGGAAGCTTAGCCTTCTGCGTAGTTGTTTTTTCAGCCATATTGTAAGCATAAAAAAAGACCCGTCGCATGTGCGTAGGTCTTAATCCTTCTTTCAATAGTATATCTTTCTTGAAATATTGTCAAATAATGGTATTCTTAATTGTGAGAGGGGGTGAGTATCTATGGATGATGTACAAAGAACGCCTGTTACGCCGCAACCAGCAGAGCCTAGTGAGAAGAAGAAAGAGTCTGAAGTGAAAGAGACAAAGAAGAAGATAATCCTTACTGCTGAGGAAAAGGAGCGATTACTATCACTCAAGGATCGTGGCAATATGTCACAACCTGAAGCTCGTGAATATCATGAGTTATTGAAGAAAGAGGAGGAAGCTACGAAATAGTTAGCTCGAAGTCTTTTTCATCATATTTGGTGATAATTTTAGCGAACTCTATGGGGGAGATATTGACTTCAAAGATAAGTTCTGCGGTATTATACTTCGGATCGAGTATCTTACTTCGTATTTTCCCCATAGATGACTTTGAGAGTACAGCTTTCATCGACGTAGTGAAATAAAAGTCGGATTAAGTGTATTGATTGCTGTTTGTAATACTCCTTGTAATTCCTCTTTATCTTCTGGATACCATTGAATGATATTCTCCTGAGTCGATAGTATAGTGAATATATCTCGGGCATCATGGGAATAGCCATCATCTTTTGAGTAATCGTCATCTCGTCCTGCGCCTATTAAAAGAACATGTAGATTCTCATAGTTAATATAAGTCCTGATTGTTTCAAACCCCCGCAAGAGAAATGGTGTAATGGTATAGCAAACAGGTATTTTCTTCTCATAAGCAAGTCCTACAGCGATATCAAGCATTGTTTGCTCTGATGCCTCGCAGTTTATTGCTCTATTCGGATATTTTTCGAGAAACTCATCAACTCGTGGATAGCCGAGGCCGCCGAAAAGAAGATAAATATCCTTATTCTGCTCCATAGCGTTATCTAAAATATCAAAAAATTCCTTCTTCATAAATTAATATAATGTCCTTTTAATCCTTGTAGTTCCGGCAAGCCATTGTCTGTGAACCTCACAGTAATTGGAGTAAATGCTCGCATACGAGCTGCAAGCCTATAGGGATCGATCTTAGCAACTGCCGTATAGCCATTAAAATTGGTATAGATATGAAGATTATCAAGATGTAATTGCTCTTTTATCCTGAGCGCTTCCCAGTTTGACCCCTCCTGCATACTGCCATCTGAGACAATACAAAAAATGTTTCGTTCTCTCTTAGTGAGTGCCATGCCAATACTAATACCTATTCCATGCCCCAAAGAGCCGCCCGATGCCGCGCATCCTGCTTGCCTGTCACAATGAATACCATATGCTTTGAGCATCTCCTCAGCGTCGATCCCACGAATAAGTCCAGTACTATCTCCCCTTGTGTCTTCCTCCATGATAACGAGATGAGCAAGGTGGGCATGGGCATTATCCATAACTACCTTATCTTGTGGCTTTTTCTTTTGATAGATCTCTTCAAGAATTGGCAGCACACTCAAACAACTGCCAATATGGGCGAGGTGATGCTTTTTACTTATTTCTAAAATACGTTCTTTATTTTTCATATATTTCCATAAAAAGTTTATTGTAATGTTTTTTAAAAGATGCTTGTGCTTCTGGTGAAAGTTTTTCAAGCCTATCCTTCCACCATGAAGTGCTAATTTGTTTCATTGATTCCCAATTCGGTTTTTGTCTCCAGAAAATAATATCATCAATACCGACACTACAATTAAAGCAGATCTGTCTTTTTTTATCGATTAAATGATCAGGTAATTCTAGAATATTGGGAAAATGGGTGATGCATTTCATAAATTAGCCTTATACCATTGCAATGTCTTACCAAGTCCTAGGCCTAGGGGGAATTCTGCTCGCCAGCCCCACTCCATAAGTAAGCTGATATCAGCAGACCATTTACTTGAATCATTAGGCCTGAGTTTTGTTTCCGTATATTTCAGCTTCTTATTTGAGACATTTTGAAGCGCTGTTATGACATATTCATTAGTGACTTCACGACCTGTACCAATATTGACTATTTGTCCAGGGGTTCCTTTTTCAATAGCCAATGCAAGTCCTGAAATGAAATCCTCGATGTAGATCCAATCATGGGAGGCTTTGGTATCAAGTTGCATTTCTTCATCCTTGAGAAGTGATCGGATAGCTGTTGGGATAAACCGATGTGGTGCTTCACCTTCGCCGTAAACCGAGAACGGTCTGACGATTACAATTGGCTTGACATATTGCTTTGCAAATGTACGTGCGAGATAGGTAGCTGATAGCTTGCTTGCGCCGTAAAATGTCTCAGGATCGCAGATATCATGTTCACCCATGGCATAGTTCTTACGTCCATATTCACTACTTGAGCCAAACTGGATAAACTTAGCATAAGGGGTCTGAAGGGAAGCATAGAGCATATTAAAGCTACTAATCACATTGGAGAAGACAGTCATTGCGGGATTATCTTGATTAGCATGATTACCATAGGCAGCCGCATGAATTACAATATCAGGTTTTTCTTTCTTAAAGAATGCAGCGAGATTATCAGGAGAATACAACAATTCCTGACTAATCGGGACAAAATCATAGTTGTCCTTCCATAATCTCTGCATGGCTTGACCGATGAAGCCGTTAGATCCGCTACAGGCTAACTTTTGTTTCATAATATTGGATCATGGTTCCCCATGTCGTTAAAATACTCGGTTGTGGCAATTGCATAACTGGTTGTTGTCGATAAATAACCACGTTCTGACAGGTACCACAGATTAAATTAAATTCTTTTGCCTGAATTATGGTATGTTCTATCGTTTTTTCGATGATCTCATTTGTTTCATCAAGGCGTGTGACCTGCATTCTAAGTATTTTAATACTCCCATCAGGCATGATCTCAGCGA